TCTCTTGTTGTGCCGCCTCTAGAATTTACCGTAGGTGTAATTATGCCAGTAACCGAGCCACCTCCAATTTGAGATCCGCAAAAAAATTCTTGAGAAATATTGCCAGAAACATTACCAATAGTGCCATTACTAATTAAATACGTAATTTTAATAATATTACCTCTATTTAATTTTTTTCCTAAAATACCATCGCCAAAATATATTTGATATAAATCAGTTGCAGCTTCTTCTAAGAAATACACCGCAGAGGTGCCGTTAATGTTTAAAGTATCTTCTGATAATGAATATACCGTAGTCGTTGTATCTGTTAATGAGTTTTGCACAACAACTTGAATAGATGAAATATCACAATTTTCATTGGGTAACACATATTTTTCAGCTGGACCCGGCACATCTGCAGTAAACGTATATTCTAACGGGATTCCTTCCACAACTTCTACATTAGTAAATGTATACGTTCCTACATTTGGTTGAATGGTCACCGAATTTAAATTAACAAAAGTTAATTCGGTTTCATTTACAGTAGTTGTAAAGGGTGTAAATCTTTCGAGAATTAAAAAATTTGGATTATTTGCAGGGGAAGTAACATCAAAAGTTAATAATGCTCGAGCGCCTTTGGCGGACGACGGAGTATATCCCAAATGTTTTGCAATTGATACTGCAGATGCTCTTTTAACAGCAGAGTCTAAAAACATCTCATTGACAACCATGTTTGCTAAGTATGCATTATAGTGTGTATTATAGGCTAATACATCTAACAAAATTGACAATCCTGCCCCCTCATAATCAAAGTCTGTGAAGTACGGCGCGCCATCGTCATCTACATAATTTTTTAAAAAGTCTTTTAGATTTGATTTTATTGTATCAAAATCTAATTCAGCTATTCTTAAATTGGACATTATCTTGCTCTGCTAATAGTTGTTACTACGGTTATAGGTTCTTCTGTATTACTAAGTGCAAACGTTACTTCTATATCAATTGTATTAGTATCAGAGTTATCAATGATTCGAATATCGAGAAGTCTTGCTCTTGGCTCAAATTTTCTTATAGTAGTTTCAATTGATTTTTCCAATGCGGTAATTGTAGATGGTATAAAATTGTCAAAAATCAATGCACTAACTTGACTACCTATTTCTGGATGAAATGGTCTCTCATAATTTTTTGTCAGAATTAAATTCTGAATAGCAGTTTTTACTGCGTCAGCGTTTGTTCTAGTTAAAACATCTTTAGAATAAGGATGCGGCTTAAATAACAGGTTTAAATCTGTATATCTTCGTACAATTCGGTTTACGGTTGCCATTTTTATATTTATTGTTTTTGGTAGGGGACTATAACATTATTATTTATGTAGTATTTTTATCCCAAATTTGCAAACGAATTTCGTGCCCCTGGAGCTTTAACACTATGATTTACTAATGTACCTATCGGCATTGCAGATTTTGCGCCAGTTGGGGATGCAGCAACGTGTATCCATGCTACTATTCTTCCATCGGATTTTTTAGCATATTCTAGTAATACTTGTTTATAGGGTGTATTTGCCTCAATCCATTTGGCAATTTCATAATAATCTTGGTTAGATTTCCCAGTAAATTGCAAATCCGCTGCTTGACCTTTATCATGATCAGATCCCTCATTTTTACTTCTAAAACCGCTAGTAATAATCATATCAGGATATTGGTCTTTTATTTTGTCTAAAACATTTACTGATAGATGTTTTAAATTGCCTACAATCTGAGCAGAAGTAAGCCCACCTTGATCTTTAACGGCATATGATGTAGCAGCTGTTTTTGTAGAAACATCCCCTAAAGTAAAATATTTTGATAACCTCATTGAATCCGGAAATTCTTTTAGTCCATTAAATTCTGATGTATCTACAGACGTAGGTTTACTACCTCCGGTAATTGATGAAGATTTTTCTGTATCAGTATCTCTAGATAATGTTGTTAATTCTTCCACATTTGTAGAAATTTCACCATTTTTAATTCTTGCTGCAGTAAATGAATCTGCACTCGATTCTAAAGAATCTCCCAAAAATATACTCTCTGGACTATCTGGTCTTACCGAATCGTTGATAACTACGGGGGTAGGAGTTTTTACTTCCGGAGGAGTTGGAACTAAAAGTTTAGTAGAGGATACTTGTATTGATCCCATTTTTGTTTTAACTACCGCAGCGTTCAATAAAAGTTCTAATCCTCCACTTACGCTTGCAGTTGTACCTGCTTGTAATGCTATTTCTTTTGCCGCTTTAACCGCTACCGCCCCAGTTTTTGCATTTAATGTAATACTGCTTCCTTGAATATTAACAGGCCCGTCGCTGGTAAGTTGTATACTAGATTTTCCAGATATTTTAATATCTTCTCCAACTACTTGTACTGTTTGTGCAGCTTGAACTAACGCAGATCTATGAGTTAATATACTAGCATCTCCGTCAATTTGAATATCTGCATTATTTTGTACTAATATTTTTGTAGTTCCACCAACTGTTAAATTATATGCACCCTTTACATACACATAACCATTTTTGTCTGTCAATTCATAACTATCGCCCACAGTCTTTTTAACAGATGACCCATTAACATCTATTTCAATGTATGACCCTTTTTTATGATAAATGTGTATTCTTTCAGCATTGGGGCTTGAATCCAATTCAATGACATGTCCGGCCTCAGTTTCAATAACTTGATTATATGGATATAAAGCATTGTATGCAGAATCCGGCTCATCCCATGTTCCGGTTGTTTGTGCTTTGTCTATATTTGTTTTTCTGTTTTTCTTTTTTAACGCAAAATATCTATGTGTTTTATCCTCAACTGCTAATTTATTAGTATCGGGTTTATTAGAATACTCCATTGTAGGATATACTCCATTGGGATCTTTGAATGCTTTAGATTTAATATCTGATGGATTATTTAACGGTCCCGAAGATACTGCGGTTGGATTATTAGGATGATTTAAAATTGAAGAATTTTGATTATAATTAGACTCTATAATATCTGCACCAATCTTTATTGTATTTCCTGATCCATCTGTTACAGGATTACCAGAAGAAGTTGTTAAAAGATTATTAGCAGTTAATTGATCTTGCGTATTTTTTTTATCCGCGTTTGGATGTTTTTCATTTTTGCCCGCAAGAGTTCCCATCATTATAGGTTGTTGGCCTTCTTCATTATCTAGAAACCATCCAAATACCCAAGTGCCTTCAACGGGCCCAATAGGTGCAATACCTATACCCGATGTTGCTGCAGATGTTATAGGTTGCATTGGTATAGCCCAAGGTAAATCTGCTTTAGGTAATATTGTTAAGTCATCAATATGATACCCAAATATTCTTACTTTACACCTACCTAATTTTTCTGGATCTTGTCTATCTTCAACAACCCCTACCCACCAAGTAAAATTTTGTCCGCCATAAATGTTATTCATAATTATCTTTCAGAATTTTTCCTATGGTCATTCTGCCATTGTTGGTGTTGAGACGTTTGTCACATCTATTAAATTTGTGGCAATTGGTTCAAACGAATCTTTTATTACTTCCATAGACATACTATGATTTAATAAATTAATTTTATGATTGATTGCAGTTATTAAATATCTGCCAGAATATTTAGAATCAACTTTGTCCCTAGAAATATCACCCTCACTAGAAGGTTCCATGTCCGGAAATTTTATAGTTATTATTTGTCCTGCTTCTATATCTGTTCTTCCGTGTATAATAATGTTCAATTTTAAATTGTCCAATTCTTTAATATTCGACAATCTATTACCATAGATTTCTCCCATTCGTTCATTATAATTATTTTTAATCCCATTGTGTAGATTGGGATATTTTGGATAAACTCTTACATGAGAATTTACATTTCTTGAAATAAAATTTTTTGAAAATAATGAAGTCGGATTGTTTAAAGTTGTATGTTTATAATTGTTGTATTGTTCAACATGGTCGTATTCTGTAACTTCTTGTTTTTTATAATATAGATTTAACGAAATTAATTTACTTGCAAAATATCCTGAATCTAACCCTACAACATAGTCTAACCCATTTTTTATAGATAAGTCTGAGATCAATGTCATTTTTTCTTGTATATCATCTGTGCCTTTTGCCACACCTGTTGCAGAATATCTATATTCGCCTATTGAAATACCTGCTCTAAAAATAGTTTCAAGACTACCAAAATAGAAAGACTTATTGGATTCCCACAATAAAAAGTTACAAGCTTTACCATTACTAGGAATAGTTTTCTTTGACAACCAATTTATACATTTAAATGGGCTCCATCCATTACTTACAAATTTTACATTATTTTCTGCACCGGAAAAAACAGTTAAATCTTTATTTGTTTTTAAATTATTATTAAATAACTTTTGAACTATTTGTACAATATTTCCTTTAAAGGGTGAGTATATTGTAGAATACGAATCAATAATTGCCTCAGGCGAAATTAATTTTAGTTTATATATTTGTGTGTTTTGATCTCTGGCTAAAATTCTATCCTCAACTGAAAAGACTCTAAAAACTTTTTCAATAATGACATTTTTTTCATTATTGAACCCGGGAGTTTTTAATTTAACTGATAAATATTCTTCACCAATAATAGGAAAATATTTTATTAGATTCGCACTATCTGATAGCATAATTTCACCAGTCATTACGTTACTAAATATACTTTCATATAAATTTAATTCTACAAGATAATCTAATAAAAATATTGATTTTCCGGTTGGAGATACTAATTGTAACTCTTCTATAGATACTTCGCCCGGGGTCTGTAACCCGTTTTGAACAGTATTACTCATTCTTTTATAATTTTATTAAAATCAGAATCTATTCCAGATACTAATTCAGGTTTTAAAATACTAATG